CACCCTAAATCGTATTTTAATTTTTCTGGTGGAGAACGCAAACGAATTGACTTGGCTTGTCTTTTTAGCTTTGCTGATATTCGTAGGCTACAAGGAGATGTAAATTTTAGCACTGTGTTTTATGATGAGTTGCTTGACTCATCCTTGGATGATAAGGGTGTAACTCTGACTTTAAAAGTTCTTCGTGAACGTTTTATTGAAAATAGCGAATCTTGTTATATTATTACTCACAGAGGACCTGAAGTTACTACAAAAGCAGAACACACAATTCAGGTAACAAAAAGAAACGGAATTTCTACTGTTTCCTGCTAGATTAATTTACTAACAATTTTAAATAAATTCTATGACACCAATACAATTAGGTATACAAAATCTTCCAGGAGCTCCTTTGGGAATCCCACCAGGAATACCCTCTAATGTTTTTTTAAGCAGAACTCCTCAGCAACAAGAACCAGACGCAGAAATGCCTGGTGCCGGGTTGAAAAGAGCTTTAAACTACCTTGCTGATTATGGTGGTTGTGGCTATTATCGTTGTATGGCTCCAAATTTATTGTTAAATTTATATCAAAAAGCCGTAATTGTTGAGTCAACAGCTATGGTAACTGATGCAAGATTTTACAATACAGTTGAAACAATTAAATTTCAAAGACAAGCAACTGTTCCTCAAAGAGACTTTATTAAAAGTCTAAGAGAACTAGCTAATAATCAAAACAAAAAACTTATATATGAAGTAGATGATGTCGTCTTTGCTGAAGACATTCCAATGTACAATAGAAACCGTACAGCTTTTACTTCAAAAGAGATTCAAGACTCTATTAAAGAAATTTTATCCATGATGGATGAAATTATTGTAACATGTGATTATTTTAAAGATTACATGATTGAAAAATCTGGAAATAAAAACGTAACAGTTGTTCCAAACTATCTAATGAAATGGTGGTTTGATCGATATTACAATTTAGGAAAACTTGTCAATCAATACGAAAAAAACAAGAAAAAGCCAGTAGTTGCAATTTTTGCTTCTGGAACTCACGTTGACGTAATGAACAGAGTTAATCAACAAGATGATTTTGCCCCTGTAATTAACCACATTGTTAAAACAAGGTTTGATTTTGAATGGAGATTTTATGGTTCCTATCCTTTGCCTCTCAAACCGTTTATTGATAATGGTCAATTAAAATTTATGCCGTGGGTTCAGTTGCCAGATTTTCCTGAGACAATTGCTAACTCTGGGGCTCAAATAACATTTGCTTCGTTGCAAGACAATCATTTTAATCGATGCAAGAGCAATATTAAATTAATTGAAGCTGGAGCTATTGGACTTCCTTGTGTATGTCCAGATATGGTAACATACAAAGACGCTTTCTTGAAATATAAAACTGGAGATGAGTTTATTGATTTAATTAAATCTACTTTAAAAAATCAAACAGTATACGCAGATCATTGCAAAAAAGCTCGAGCTCATGCCGAGAAGTTTTGGTTAGATCATGAGCACAATCTCATGAAACATCACGAGGCTTACTTTACTCCTTTTGGCTCACCTGAACGCAAATACCTAAAACAAGTTAATGGTTGATTGTCCAAGCGCCTAGTTGTATAGTTAGAGCATGTATCGTAGTGCAACTTATAACCCATTTAACGAGTCAGTATTCCTCCGTACTTGGTCTCAAGATGGAGACAGAATAGACGCTGAAATCAACTTTCGACCTTATCTTTACCTTGAAAAACCAGACGCAGAAGACGCAACGTCTATTTTTAAGACTTCACTTGTTAAAAAGGTTTTTAAGAACAGTATAGAACGTCGACGGTTTGTGGATAATACATCCAATAATAGGATATTTCACAATCTTGGACCAGAACAGCAGTTCTTGATTGAGATGTATAAGGAACAAAATAATGATCCTAGTTTTTCTCAGTTCCCTTTAAAGATTTTTCTGTTAGATATTGAAGTTGATACTACGCTAGATTCTTCGTTTCCAACTCCTGAACGAGCAGCTGTTCCAATCAATCTCATTACTGTTTATGATACTCTAACCAAAACTACGCACACGTGGGGATTGAAAGAGCGTTATACACCCACATTGCCTAATTGTATATACCATTGCTGCAAGGATGAACAAGATCTGATATTGCAGTTTGTAGACTTCTGGAAGACTGATTACCCAGATATTGCTTCTGGTTGGAACAGTAGCGGGTTTGACTTTCCATATATCATTAACCGATTCATGAAATTGTTTGGAGAGGATTTCATAAATCAGCTTTCTCCAGTTGGAACTGTTCGTTCTCGTAGAGTCTTTACAGACATGGGCAAAGAAACAACTATTTGGTCAATTAGTGGAGTGTCTTTGATTGACTACATGGATTTGTACAAAACTTTTTCTCCAGGAGAGAAGGAATCTTTTAGTCTCAATTACATTTCAGAGTTGGAACTAGGAGAGGGTAAGATTGCATACAACGCAGTTAGTCTCGGTGAACTAGCTCACACAGATTGGAAATTGTTTGTAGATTATAATATTCAAGACGTTCATTTGTTGGTAAAATTAGAAGAAAAGCTTAAGTTTCTGGAAATTGCTCGGATGCTTTCATACAAAGGTTGCACTAACTTTGAAGCAGCTCTTGGCAAAGTAGCTATTGTGACCGGAGCTGTAGCAATTCAAGCTGCAAAGCAAGGTTACATTATTCCTACGTTTCCAAACAAGATGGAAAGAGAATCTTATGAGGGAGGCTTTGTTAGAGATCCAGAAAAAGGTATTCAGAAAGCAATTGTAAGTTTTGACGTCAACTCTTTGTATCCAAACACAATTATTACGTTGAATATTTCCCCAGAAACTAAACTTGGCAAGGTAGTTGATGGAAATGCTGCAGCTGGGGAAGATGTTACTCTCAGACTTTTAAATGGAAAGTCTCACAAGCTACCTGCCAAATCTTTTTATAAGTTCCTTAAAGACGAAAAGATAGCTTTGTCTCAAGCAGGTGTATTATACTCTCAAACATCAAAGGGAGTAATTCCAAATCTCATTGATCAGATTTATAAAGAACGTGTTGATACAAAAACTCAGTTATCTAAATTAAAAAAATCTGGCAAGAAAGATAGAGAAAGTCTGTTGAAGTTGACGTATTTTGATACTCTGCAATACACGTTAAAGATTGTGCTGAACTCAATTTACGGAACTTTTGCAAACAAACATTCTTCTTTGATGGACATTGACAATGCTATGTCAATCACAATGACAGGGCAAAGCGTTGCGAGAGCTGGTGGATACATTTTAGACGACTATGTTAAACGGGTGTATGGTATTCAAGACACCATTACCAAATACGGAGACACTGATTCAGTGTATGTATCAATTAATTCAGTAATTGAAAAGCTTGGTTTGCCTTTAACTGCAGACGGTAAAATTACTGAGGATGTACACAAAATTGTTAATCAGCTTGATGAATACGTTAATACAGAAATTCTAAACTGGGCTCGTAAGGAATTGTTTTCTTTAGATCCTCGTTATGTGTTCAAGCGAGAAATTATTTCTGACGTGGGAATCTTTTTGCAGAAGAAGAGATACATTCTTCACGTTCTTGATGACGAGGGTGTAGCTGTAGATAAGTTCAAGTATACTGGGATTGAATTGGTTCGTTCAACTACTCCAAAGAAGGTCAAGAAGTTCATTGAGAACATTATCAAAACTTCTCTTCTCACTCAAGACGTAAAGCAATCTAATGAGACATATAGAAATAGCTATACGGAGTTTCAAAAGCTTGATCCAAACGACATTGCTGCCAGAACTTCAATTAATAATTTGGAGCGTTACTCAGAAGGTGCTTCACTGTACAAGTATAAAAAAGGTACGCCATCTCACGTGAAGGGAGCCATAGCTTATAATATTTTGATCAAGGAATGCAAAATTGATGACAAGCACGAAGCCATTCAATCAGCCCAAAAAGTTAAGAAGCTTTATTGTGCTAAGAACAAGTATGGTCTAGATGCAATTTGTTATACAACAGTTCTTCCAGAAGAGTTTGGAATTAAAATTGATTGGGATAAAATGTTTTCTAAATTGGTTACTCAACCAACTGAGCGTTTGTATGAAGCCATTGGTTGGTCTTTGCCAGAAATAGGTAAAGAAGTACAAACAGATTTATTTGAAATGTTTGGATTATGAAATCATATAACAA